GACCGCCGCGCCGACGATCACCAGCGGAACGCCCGCCCGCGCCGCCTGCGCAGATACTAAACGCCTGCGCACTATACCGCCCGCGCGGTAATTACTAAACGCGCCTGTACGCACCCGCGCCCGCCCGTGCGCGGTAGGTACTGCGCGCGCGTACATTTAGCTTTGCGGGTTCGAGAGCGCAAAAGTTGGGTAGGTATGAGGGCGTTTTTTCACTTCCCCTTGGGCCGGGCGGAAAAAGTAAAGGGGGGTCAAAAAAATAAAATTGGGCAGAAATGAGGGCCGGGGCGCGGGCTTGGTGGCAGGCACGGGAGAGCCGGAGGCGGCGCAAGAGAGGGAGAGCCGGAGGCGGTGCAGGAGAGGGAAAGCCGGGGCGGTGCAGGAACGGGAAAGCCGGGGTGGTGCTGCCCGGCGCGGCGTGGTGGAGGGAAAAAAATAAAGGCAAGCACAGGTTTGTGCAAGCCTTTTTCAATCCTGCATATCGCCGGTGAGCCATTCAATGGTCACGCCGAGAACGCGGGCAAATATGACAAGTTCATAATCAGTTACAAAGCGCAGGCCGGTTTCTATGCGGCTGATCGCCTCGCGCCCTATGCCAAGACCGGCCACTTGGAGCTTGGCGGCAAGTGCGTCTTGCGAGAGGCGCTGCGCGGTGCGGGCTTGGTGGATTCTATCGCCGGAGATATTGGCCTTGCCCTCGTATGTATAAATCTTCAAACCTTTTCACCTCGCTTTACTTGACAATCGCCTACGCTGGCGGCTATGGACGGAAACCAAGCCGCTATTTTTGACGAAATGAAAAAGGCTATCGACGAAACGCTGGAAGAATTGAGCGACTACCGCGTGGCCTTTTCTGTGGAGGACACTGCCGATGAAAGGACAGAAGAAAAATAAAGACCCCTGCGCGGGGTGCGTGTGGAGAATTTGGACAGGCGACGAAAGAGGTCTGTGCTTTTTCCCGGATTGCAGGCGAAAGGAGTACGACAGACTGTGGGGTAGCAAAAAAGCAAAAGCTGCTGGAAATACCGCAGGCGACAATGGAAATGCTGGCGCGGTGTGTGGCAACGCTGAAACCGCCCCCGGAGCTGACACTATCCCAATGGGCTGACCGCTACCGTATGTTGAGCGCGGAGAGCAGCGCCGAGCCGGGGCGGTGGCACACCGACAAGGCACCGTACCAGCGGGAGATCATGGACGCCATAGGTGATGCGCACATACGGCGGGTAGTTATCATGTGCGCGGCGCAGTTGGGCAAGACCGAACTGCTGCTGAACATCCTTGGCTATTTTATGGCCTATGCCCCCGCGCCCATCTTGGTTATGCAGCCGACCTTGGACATGGGGCAGACATTCAGCAAAGACCGCTTGGCCCCGATGATACGCGACACGCCGGTGCTGCGCGGGCTGGTGGATGTGAAAAGCCGATACGCCGGGAACACGATCTTGAAAAAGAATTTCCCCGGCGGGCACATCACCATAGTGGGCGCGAACAGCGCCACCGGCCTTGCCAGCCGCCCTATTAAAGTGCTGCTGGCCGACGAGGTAGACCGCTACCCCGGCAGCGCCGGAACCGAGGGCGACCCGTTGAGCCTTGCCCAAAAGCGCCAAACAACATTTTGGGATAAGAAAACGGTTATGGTATCGACCCCGGTTATCAAGGGGCACAGCCGCATTGAAACCGAGTACAACCAATCCACCCGCGAGGAATGGAATGTGCCGTGCCCGGAGTGCGGGCATTACCAGCCATTTGTGTGGGCAAACCTGATCTTTGACCCGGACGACCTGCAAAAAGAGATCGTTTACAAATGCGAACGCTGCGGGTGCGTGGCGAACGAATACCGCTGGAAACAGCAGAGCCAGCAGGGCCGCTTTGTGGCGGAAAACCCCGGCGCAGAAACGCGGGGGTTCCACCTGAACACGCTTGCCTCCACCTTTTGCGGATGGAAAGAGATCGTGCAGAAATTCATAGTGGCGAAAGAACAACTTGACCAAGGAAACCCGGAGGGCATGAAGGTTTGGGTAAATACAGAACTGGGTGAAACTTGGGAGGAACGGGGCGAACAGGTGGAGGACACCGAACTGTTCAACCGCCGCGAGATTTACGACGCGGTGGTGCCCGAAGAAGTGCTTGTGCTTACCGCCGGTGTGGATGTGCAGGATGACCGCTTTGAGGTTGAGATCGTGGGTTGGGGCGTTGGCAAGGAAAGCTGGGGAATCCGATACCAAAAGATTTACGGCGATATGCTGAAAGAACAGGTGTGGGAGGACTTGGACGCTTTTTTGCAGACCGTGTGGTGCAAAAAGGACGGAACCGCGCTGCGCATTATAAGCATTACCAGCCCGACCAAGGTTGAAGTTAGTGCGCCGATCTTGAACGCCGAGGGTGCCAGCGGTGATGTGAAAGTGCAGAGTATCAGCCTTGTACAGCACAAGCACACCAGCGCCGCACCGGGCAGCGAGAGCAGCCAGCCGTTACCGTAAGGAGGTGCCAGATGGCAATAGGCAGTTTTATGGGCCGCGTGTTCACCGTGAGCCACACAAAGATTTTTACCCCAAGCAACCTGAAAGGCAGCACGGGGAGCGACTGGGCAACACACGAAGTCGTGGGCGGCAAGGCCCGCAGTGAGTGGGTAGGCCCGAAACTGAAAAGCTATACATTCGACCTTTTACTGCGGGCGCAGGACGGTGTGCCCCCGCGCAGTACGCTTGATTATTTCCAGCGTATGGCGGAGAGCAGCGCCGTGGACTGGTTTGTGGTGGGCGGGGTTCCACTTTCGCCCTACCCGTTCAAGATCACGGACATAAGCGAAACATGGGACGCCGTGCTGCAAGGCGGTGTGCTGGTGGAATGTAAAGTGAGCCTGACCATTGAAGAATACCTGTAAGGAGGGCTGGGTGTGATTTTGGCAGACAGCCCGGTTATTGAGATTGCCGCCGGTACGGTGGACGACAGCGAAGCGCAGGAGGTTTACCGCAACCTGCAAGTGCTGTATGGCACCCACACCGGGGAGCAGGCTTTAGACCGGGATTTTGGCATTGACATAAGTATAAGAAAGTGAAGAAGAACAAAAGCGCCAGCCGCGCCCCGGCGGGCGAAAGCATTGAACAGCGCCCGGAGGAGATCGACGAGCGGGAGGAGTTCGGCCATTGGGAGGGCGACACTGTGTACAGCGGCAAGGGAAAGCGAAAAACCACCCGCGCCCTACTGACCCTGACCGAGCGCAAGACCCGGAAAGAAATCATTATAGCGATACCAAACCGCAAGGCTGAAACGGTGGTCAAGGCGCTGGACGCGCTGGAACGGAAACTTGGTGCCCGGCGGTTTAGGGCGATCTTCAAAAGCATTACCTTTGACAACGGCACCGAGTTTGCGGCGGCGGAGGAGCTGGAACGCTCTTGTGTCAACAAGCGCCTGCCCCGGACTAAAGTGTATTTCTGCCACCCGTATTCCTCTTGGGAGCGGGGCACCAACGAGAACACCAACGGCATGATTCGGCGGCGGTTCCCCAAGGGCACGAACTTTGCGGCGGTGACGAACGCGCAGATCGCGCAGGCCGAAAACTGGATAAATAATTATCCACGGAAGATATTAGGGTACAAGTCAAGCGAGATCGTATTTAGAGAGTGCCTGCGGGAACTGGGCATTGCGGCATGATGGGTAGATAAAGAGAGCAAAATATAGATAAATCGTTGAAAAAGGCGTGATGTGTTATAGTCGGTGCAATAGAATAGGGGTTATAACAGGCTGCCAACAAAAAAGTGAATGTTGACGGCTTTGTTGTGGTGCGATAAAATGTACAAAAATATAAGCAAAAAGTTGTTGCATTTGACTATTGAATTTTTCGAGATGCCCGAAATATAAGATAACGCTTGCATTTATTCCAAACTTATTGTATAATACTAAAAGCGGACAGGGCTGAATTGCGCTGTTTCGCGTACAGATGCAGGTCCCGCGCGTGGGCAGCCTGTGAACCATGTCAGGCGGGGAACCGAGCAGCATTAAGCGGCGCTTGCCCAGTGCCGCGGTCAAGCCTGCATCTGTACGCAAAGCAGCGCAGCCGCGTGCTCTGCCCGCTGTTTTTTGTAGCTTTGCAGGAGGTGAGCCGATGTACCGTGCCCTGTATCGAAAATGGCGTCCCCAGCGCTTTGCGGACGTGGTTGGCCAGACGGCCATCGTCACGGCCCTGCAGAACCAGATTTCTGCCGGGCGCATCGGCCATGCGTATCTGTTCACCGGCACCCGCGGCACCGGCAAGACGACCTGCGCCAAGATCTTTGCCAAGGCGGTCAACTGTCTGGACACCTCCAGCCCTGACCCCTGCGGCGAGTGTGAAATTTGTAAGGGCATTGACTCCGGTTCCGTCATGGACATCATCGAGATGGATGCCGCGTCGAACAACGGCGTTGACGACATTCGCGACCTGCGCGACGAGGTGGCCTATCTGCCGTCGGTCTGCAAGTACAAGGTCTACATTATCGACGAGGTGCACATGCTCTCCACCGCGGCGTTCAACGCGCTGCTCAAAACGATGGAGGAACCGCCCGAGCACGTCATCTTTATCTTAGCCACCACCGAGGTGCAGAAGGTTCCCGTCACGATTTTGAGCCGCTGCCAGCGGTATGACTTCACCCGCATCACGGCGGATGACATTGCCGGGCGGCTGCTCTACGTGGCCGGGCAGGAGAAGATCGAGCTGGACGAGAACGCCGCACAGTTGATTGGCCGTCTGGCAGACGGTGCCATGCGTGACGCGCTGTCCATTCTGGACACCTGCGCCGGTGTCGACAACCACGTGGACGAGGCGCTCGTCCGCCGTATGGCCGGTGTCACGGACAGGGGCTACCTGTTTGAGATCAGCGACGCCATCGCGGCAGGGGACTCCGTCACTGCACTGGAAAAAATCGCCGAGCTGCGCCAGCAGAGCGTCGATATGCGCCGCCTCTGCATGGAGTTGGCCGGACATTACCGCAATCTGATGCTCTGTGCGCTGCCGGGCGGCACGTCACTTCTGACCGGCATCTCGCCGGAGGAGGAGGCCGCCTACACCCAGCGCAGGGACTTCCCGCAGCGGGAGGCCATCCGTGCGGTCACTGCGTTCGGCTCGGCACTTGAGAAAATGAGCCGCGGCACTGACCAGCGCATTGAGCTGGAGCTGGCGATTTTCTCGCTGACTCAGCCCGAGACTGCCGCTGCACCTGTTATCATCCAGCAGCCCGCCCCGGCAGCACCC